TAAAAAAGTCAAAGTAGCAAAAGCCAATGGCTTTTCACCCTCTGCATTAAATTCAATTTCAGTAGATTCTATGTAGCAATCTTTGGCCTTCCCAGATAATGTGGGATCAGCTGCAATTGCTTGCTCTACTTCTTTACAAACAGTGTCCAGAGTATCTTCAAAATTAGTTGTACTCTTAACATAGGCCTCAACAACTAGGCTAAGCGTTCTTTCGCTTGTTCTGTTTGGGCCAATCTCTATTGGCTCGCTATCTTCAGATTTTGTATAAACCAAAATCGCTGGCAGGTTGCCATCTTCCAGGGGGTATACCCTGGAATCAAACACATTAGATCCTGTAGTTGTTAGACCAGTTAATTGCGTTACCACCTGGTTACGAATTTGCTGCCTTACATGATCTGCCATTATTGTTCCTCTAATACCAGGGCCGTGAAACCCTTGTTATCTTTTTGCACATTAACAATCTTGTAATTTGTTGCGGCCTTCAGAATATTGCCGTTTACATCTTTGTAGGCACTCACCGCCAAAGTATCGTTATGTGTAACATTTGGGATATCTACAGATCTGCAATATGCGATGGGCTGCACGGCCTCAACGCCAGATCCTTCATCCAATTCAACATACTCCTCATTTAAAATTAAATTTAGAGATGTATTAACTCCATTCCTGGTGTATGTAGCACCCAGGCCGTGTCCATAAGTAGGATCTAAATATGCTGCCATATCTGATTCTGTCTCATATCTTATTTGGCTCATTAAGCGGCCTCTAAAACTAAAGTTAACATTCCCACATTATCTGGTTGCACTTCTACTACTAGGTAAGTGGTTGCAGGTTTAATTACATTGCCTTGGTCTGTGGTTACCGCATCAACAATTAATTTATCTTGATGTGAAATATATGGTGCATCGCTGGCTTTCATTGTTGCCCTGGGCTGATAACCCTCGGCTGCAACGCTGTTGCCCTCAATTGCAAAATAATCCTCATCCATAATTAAACTAATGTTTTGCGAAGCTCCAGAATCTATATCAAACCAGGTATCTATTAATCCTGGCCTAGAATCCCAAAGCGTGTCTTGCACTTCAAAGAAAGTTCCAGTAATTCCAAATCCTACTGTTGAATCAACATAGGAGCTAAAATCAGCTGCACTTTCCAGGGCCATTACTTGCTCTTAGTTCTTTTTTTTGGAGCAGGTGTATCGGATGTTTTAAGGCCTACAGATCTATCAACTTTTTTTGGTTTTGGCTTTGGCTCAACGTATTCCTGGGCCTTATTGCAATTAACCAAAATGATGCCTTCATCAACTGTAACCTCAACAACATCTCCAGGGTTAACCCTCTGGCCGTTAGATACTGTTGCTCTTGTAATTAAATATTTTTTCATTTCTAAGTTGGGGGCGTTGCCGCCCCCATTCCATTTAAGCATTACTTAAAATTAGCCGTCATTAGCTAAAATGAAGCTCTCTGGATGCCTTACAGCAATATCCATGTTCTGGAGAGCAACAATTCTTACTGAGCCAGTTGTTGAAAGTGAATAAGGATCCACAGTCAAATCTAACCCTGAGAAGAAACCAATTAGCAAATCAGCAAAGTTTCCGAAGTAGAAATCACCAGAAGTAACTGCTTGAGATCTGATTACATCGTAACCATTCACTCTGCCATCTGGAGAAACAAGAAACTGTCCAGAACCAGAGTCCTTGGATGTTACTTTCATTGTTCCGTATTCAGAAGGAGTACAGATATATCTGAGGTTTCCAAGTAGTGCATTATCAGCAGCAATGTCTGATTCTAAGCCTACGATCTCAGCCCAAGTTGGATTTGCAGCTGCAAACGTACTTGTGTTGATTCCAGAAGTGTTGCGAATTCCTGTAGGTTGTCCAGAAGATCCAGATCCCATTAATCCACCAACATCAATTGCCTGTGCAATACCTTTAGCCAAATCATCTCTGATTAAGTTTTCAATAGAAAGTGAGCTTTGACCTAAAAGAAGTCTTGTTGCATCTGTAAATGCACCAACTACTTTAGGGGCCATTGTGACACTACCAGTTGTCATTTCTGACTCACTAGCAGCAGAGCCTTCTGTTGCAATCCAACCAGCTGAGCTAGCGGCTGTCTTTTTGGGAACAGTAACATTCCCTTTAAGTCCATTAAGAACTGTTGCACCAGCTTGCATGACTGTTGATGCGTTTCTTAATACATCAATAAAGTCTCCGCCTCTGTAGTCTGGAGCAATAAGAGTTGAATCATCAGATGAGTTCATATCTCTTGACCAGTTTCTAAGCACATCGCTAGGAAGCATAATTCCCTGTGAAGTTTTACCTTCAGCAGCAGCAGCAGCGTTAGAACATTCAAATTCAAATGCAGCATCTTCTTGAGATCTACGATCTGTTGGATTTGCTAAAGCTCTTATAGCTTTTACAACACTGAATCTTTGTGTTTCTTTAGGGGTTAAGCCAATTTCATTTGGAGTTTCCAAAGGAACATCATTAGATATTTGATCTAATAGTTGTCCTCTAAAATCATCTACTGAAAGTTGATCTTGAATAGCTTGATTACCTAAATCTCTTTTATTGTGCTTAGCAGCAAGATCTAAAATCTCTTTTGAGTTTTTAGCAAATTCTTTTCTTGCTTCGTCTGCACTTTGAGATCTAACTTCATCAAGATTAATTTCTTGTTTTTCGTTTTCCATTATTTTCACCTTTGTGTTTGGAAGATTGTTAGATTTAGAACGGCCCACGCCAACTTTTGATGTATCCGTGTCAGCAGGAATTGAAACCAAACTTGCTTCGTACGGAGACCAGCTTGCACGATAATGATCGCCAATTTTGTCGTTGCTTGCCTGTTCCAGTTTATTAATTCTGTAGCCGACGGAAATATTTTGTTTAATTCCATCTACTACATCTTGAAAGACTTCTTGAGCAAGTGCAGATCTACCAAATCTAACTACCGCAACTGTCCTTTTTGCGGCCTCATCAAGTCTAAATTCTTCAATAACACCAATCTGCTCATCCATATTATGGTTGTTCAGAAGTGGTGCTGTACCAGATTTTATAAATGACATATCTATATCCTCTGCCCTGTGGGATAGAACCTCTAGCCCAAATGACCTTTCAACTTCGCTTTCAGATGACACTCCTATGCGAACTCGTCTGGTTTCTTCGTCAATGTAAGATGCCCTGGATAAGTTGACTGTTCGATATGACATTTCATCGTCAAACAATCTATCCTGTTCATCTTCCTCAACATCCTCAATGACTTCAGCAGAATCAATTAAATCTTCTGCTTCTGTTTCGCTGAGGATGGGATTTTCACTTTTAAATTCCATGCTTACCTCGCTAGGATGTTTTTCATTTGGCGTAATTGCCGCTTGAAACTTGTTATTCATTGTCTGGATCTCCTTCTATTTCTGCTGGAACTGGGGCTTTATTACCAAATGGCTGGAAAGCTGTAGAGATTCCATATTGTTCTGCTAATTCTTTTTCTTTTTGATGTTGTTCAAATGTTTCTTCTACATCTTTGCCGTAGCTAGAAACAATATCTGAGTAAGTTGTTATGCCGTTTTGTAGACCAACCACGTTGGCTTGCATTTCTTTCAGTGGATCTATCCAGGGGAATGATCTTGGAATGTAGTTAATTGCCGTTGAGAATTTATCAAATTTACCGATTGGCAAGTTTATGGCCTTGGTTGTTATGGCCATTTCTAACCAGCGTTTAAAAACTACATCCATAAAATGCTGCACGATAAATTCTTGCCAGATCTGGTAGTTAGAACGATCTTCTAAAGCACCCTGGCGAATAGATGAATAATTAACTGAGGTTAAATCATTGCTTAAAGCGTGATATGAAATATTCAGGCCAGAGGCGATGCTTCTAAGCACAGTGGTTGTAAATGATTCAAAGGCACTTGTTGGATGTGTTGGATCATAGGGTGTAAATTGCATACCATCTGGCAGTTGTTGAAATGTTCCAGGCTCTACATTCATCACTGGATTAAAAGTATCTTCCATACCATCGCCAACATATGAGTTGCCATCCTGGGAACTAAAGAAACCAGACTTGCTGGCTCCGAGCCTTGCACTCACAATTTCTGCCTCTAAATACCCATCCAATTGTTTTACGTTAGCCATCGCTGTAGCAATGTGGCTTACACCTCTTGTTTGCTCGGCCCTGTTTGGCATAAAGCAATGGGTTATTTCTTCTGCTGGAACTCTTATGTGCTTTTTGTCATATTGATATGAAGTGCCATAGGGATGTTCTGCAAATAAATGATAAGCAACTGGCTTGTAAAATTTATCAACCTCAACACCCATGCAGATTTTGTTACCATTTTTATAGGTTTCATTTAGGTCTTCATCTAAATAATCAGCTTCTAAAAATTGAATCTGATAACCAAAAGAGTTGTTGTTGCTTTTTATGTGTCTAATTAAAACCTCACCATCTCTGGCCAGGGTTTCAACAAATAGTTTTTGGCAATCTAAAAAAGACATTCTGCCATTGGCCGTGCAAACTCCGTACTTTGTCCATTGCTTCCAGGCATCCTCTATTTGTCTGTTGGCCAAAAGATCTAATGATCCGTTTTCGTTCCTGGCTTTTGAGGAAATGCGAACACCATGCTTGCCAATTACATTAGAGATCATTAAATTGAGATAGCGATTAATGTAAGAATTATTCCTGGCTAAATCTCTGGCCCTATCTCTAAGAATTCTTAAACTATCTTTTATTTCTGCATCAGCAGATTTGCTTGAAGTAATAAAATCAGCAAACAGTCTGCCGCTTGATGCTCCTGTGTAACCCCTTCTAAAAATAGGTCGCTTAGGTTTAGTATTACGATTAAAAATATTGTTGTACCAGGCCATTATGTTAAGTCTGTTGGATTAAAAGTAGATGTAGGCCCAAAACGAACCTTAATATTGTTGCCAGTGCCTTTTCCATTCTTGGCCCTGGCTTGTTTGAGTTCTTGCAAGTATTCAGTTTTAAAACGATCTCTAAAACTCATTAATTCATCAATAGACATCCTGGAAAGAGATCTGCCAGCAATACTCATAGATGATTGATCCATGGTGGCTCTGTTTAAAGCTACGGCTTCAATTGCATCAAGCATTTGCTTAGCAAAAGATCTTACTGAGGATGTGGTGGTGGCATAATCGTCCTGAACTGACATAAACCCCTCACCAACCTTAACTCTGCCGCCAGAGTTGCGGTGGATGTTAGCGATCCAGTTGTATTCACCAGCGGTGTAATTGGTTGTTGTTGTGTGTGGAACCTCAATCTTGTAATCAGATCCATCATTGGTGGCCACGATTTGAAAATGCGTGTTTGTTGAACCATCAATTAAATTAAACTCATACTTTAATGTATAAGATGAGTTGCTATAGTCTGTTCCTAGACTGTCATTTTTCCAATTCCAGTTGTCTCCCTTCTTTAATTCAGAGGGAACCGAGTTTGGATAGTTAGTTGAATCAAATAAATTGGCCAATTAATCCTCAATGTTTTATATGTATACCTACACAGAAACACTATGGTCATTTGAATTGTTGTCAAATATATAAATATTACGAATTATTTACCAGGAAGCAGCTGCAAAACTAACATTATTCGCAATTATTGTTTCCAACTGGTTGCAAAATTAGACCCTGGTGATAATCCAGGCCCTTTTTGCCTTCCAGGTGCGTTTTTAGGATCTTCTTTTGCACCAGTCATTAGTCTTTCCTCAATAACATCAAAATTCGGATTAAGCAGATAAATTGCAGCAAAGTTGTAAACCATTAAATCTAAAATTTCATTTCTTGGCCTAATTTGTTTCCAGGCCAAAGATTTGCGGCCACGGATCCATTTTGTAATTCTTTTCTCAGCTGTAAGCTGTTTAAAAAACTCTTCATCAACATCGGCTGGAAAATGCAGCGTTGTTTCATCTTCTGGTGCATTTAACCTTGCAAATATGTTTTCTTTAGCCGTATCTGTTCCAACTGTGTATAAAGCTACCTGTGTTTTACCTACATAACTTGGCTTACTAACAATTGGCTTACCTGGAACATTAGCACCTTTAATTGCAAATATTCTTCTGCCCTGGCGTGGTTTTGTAAATGAATAAACCTGATTGGTATGATGTCCACCAGAATCAATACAAGTAGCTGATATTGCAATAGATCTTCCAGATTCTGTTTTAAATCTAGTTTTTAAATATAGATCTAATTCATTCCAAACATTAACTGCATTTGGATCTCCCCAAAATACTTTATGTTCAACCACGTGTGCCTGATAGTTGTGGCTCCAACCCACGGCCATAGCTTCCAAGCGGTCTTTTTGGCAATCTACTGAGCAAGTTATTACCAAGATATCTTCTGGAAGCGTTAGACCATCATAATTTAATCTTCTGGCCAACAAGCCTTCATGCTCTACTCCATCGCCTTGTTCTTCCCAACTTTCGCCCAGGCTGGTGTTAATAAATGTCTTTAACATTTCTGGCATCTTCTTGGCCTCTAAGAAGTTCTGGGCCATAGATCCCCAGGTTGACCAGGGAGAATACAATTCTGATATGTGAAACCCAGCTGTATCAACTGAAGTTTCTGTTGCTTGCCACTCTCCATTCTTTAACATCCAGGGCTTTTTAGATTCATCAATTACAGATCCGCAATTATCACAAACATAATGAGCAGTCTCTGGTTTACCTTCATCCCAAACAACATTTTTCCAAACAAGTCTTTGTTTGGTTTCACATTCTGGGCAAGGAACCATGTAATACCTTTTATCAGATTCCTCAAATGCGGCTTCAATTTTAGAGATCCCTTTAACTGTTGGAGTGCTGCACATATAGATCTTACGATTCCAAAAGGTTTTGGTTCTAGCAATGGCCAGATCAGCTGGCGATCCTTCGCTGCCAGCACTAAGTTCATAGCGATCTAATTCGTCTAAAAAAAGACAGCGTATGGGACGGCTAGCAAGACCAGCTGCACTGTTAGATCCCACTAGTGATAAATGACCGCCAGGAAACTTCTTGTGCAACACAGTATTGCCGCTATCCCTGGATCTTGACTCAGCAACCAGGTCTTTTATCTTTTTAGAATCTCTAATCATTGCGGCCAACCTATCTTTTGAAAATGATTGGGCCATGGCCAGAGTTGGCTGAACACATAACATGGGAGAAGGATCTTGATCCATATAATAAGCAATAGCATTTAAAACCAGTTCTGTTTTGCCAACCTGGGAAGATGTCATTACAACTATCCGCTGAATACCTGGATCATTAAAAGTGTCCATAATCTCTCTTTGATATTCAGCCCTGGTTGTATTCCATTGGCCAGCCTCAGCTGAGTTTTCTGGTGATAACCTTCTATGAGCATCAGCCCATTCTGAAATCTTTAATTCTGGTGGTGGATTAAATACTTTCTTCGTGTTGTTCAACACGATCTGCATATTTTGTAGGTATTCCATCTTCTGCTAACTCGCTTAGTGCATCATGCACATT